TGTGGATCAGCCCTTTGGTGGAAGTGAGAAAACCACTGTAGGTTAGGAAGTATCCTCGCCGAGGCGATTTGACAATTACAGACCATTGTCAGGTCGCAGCGTGTGTCACGCTTAAAGAAAGTATTGACACCGTCTCTGATAGACGTACGATGTCGCAGTCAGGAATGTGGGTGGTATCCCGGAACATTTTGAACGAAAGTGTAGCCGGTCTCATGTTTCACGGAAGAAATGTGTCAGATAAATGAATGTGGAGCCGGTTTTACCGCGGCCTTCGGGCGGATCTCTATTTTCCTCTTTATTTTTCTTCTAACCATCGCAAGTTCATTCTCAATGATACAATGACAATGAACAAACTTCCTTGGCTTCAGTGGTGCCGGTCCCTTCGCAATCGACGAACATTCTGTTCATTCGTCAAGACGAGGTCGACGGATCGGAAGACCGCTCAATATTGTCGGAGAGTAACCACGGGAATCACCCTAGAAGCTCCGACCTCTAAGAGTCCTATTCCACTCTTAACAAAAAACCAGGAATCAGCTGCTCGTGTGCAATCACATGGGCCAGGGCATGTATTGGTGCCAGGCGGAGATGTAGCGTTGAACCTACACCTTTCGGGATTACGATCTCTCAGACGCAAGTATGAGAAAGAGCTAGCTAGGCTTGGATTAGCATTTTCTTCTTTTTCTAGCGATCTATGGTCGCGTACTTCTTTGGGAAATCCAGAGAAACTCATCAACTCGAACAGACTGACTCAGGATCCTAGCGATCAAAAGATGTCTAAGGTTACGAGTGCTATTGACGACAGCGATGAGTCCGAACCGTCTCCCCCTTCTCCCCATGTTTTTGATTTTTCTTCTCTTCGAGGTTACCGAAAATCCCTGTTCGGGCGCATCCTACTGCACTCACCGACTCTTAAGTCGCCCAAACAAATTTTTCGATCACGCCGCACTTTGGCACCCCATTCTTTTTCTTCCTCCGATCTTTCTAACCCTCCTCCATTTCTTATTTCTTCTCGTGCCCTAACAACTGCCGAGGACGACCTTTCCGAGTCCGTCCTTAGGTGGTCCAATTGTCGAGACCCTGACGCGAAGCTCCTTCTTGAAAGAGAGGTTGAAGATCACGTTAAGGTTCGAGACTCATGGAACCACCAGTGTTTCCGAGACTTCGCACGCGCGTTGGGCTGCGTCGTTAGCGACAACGCCTACTTTTCCAAAAGTAACGCAAATGCTTGTCTCCAGGAACTCCTTGGCTCTTGTTTCACAGCTCCTTTAGGCACATTTTCTTATCCCGGTGTAACTATTCCCCCTGATCGCCTCCACGAGGTCGCTTTCAGCTTATATATGGGGAAAAAAGTTTTTGCTCCCGGGAACCCGCTTTCACCCCCCTCTTTAGACACCTACCTGGACTCTATGTCCACGCCCCCTTCCCGTCCCCTCCCCCGTAATTTTCGTAATTTTTTCGTGCGTCTATTTCGTTACCTTTGCCGCAAACCGAAGAACTTCCTCTGGGAAAAACAGAGACCTCTGACTTCATCAAAGTCATGTTTAGAAAGAAGTTCAATAGAAGGCGGTAAAAGGGCTTTTCATTATGAAACGAATGAAGATGTCTTCGACGATCCGAGAGCGGTTCGTCCGAAAATAATATATACAGGGGGAAAATTCCGAACCGTCACTATCTCTTCGGCCCAATGCGATATCTACCATACCTTCAACCAGATCATGGGTGGAAGGATCCGGAAATTCAAATCTTCCGTATTTGGTAGAGATATCGAGGAATGGGTGAAAGATTTCCTCCCGCACGTCATCTCGAACACAGACGAGGATGCGAAGTTCGTATCAGGCGATTTAAAATCAGCCACTGATCTCTTGTCAAGTGAGATCATGGCTATCGCTTGCGACGAGCTTGTGTCCGAGTATTCTCTTGACCCTGAGCAAGAAGCGCTTTTACGAGGCTACTCCTATAATGCCATCTACTACACAAGAAAGAACGGGAAGACCGTACCCATTCTTAGAGAAGGCAAAATAGTCGAGCAGAAGGGAGGATTCAATATGGGTTCAGACCCATCCTTCCCAGTTTTGTGCGCAACGAGCTTAGCGGTCCTTTTGGACGTGTGTGGGGATTTAGATGAGATGGTAAAGATTGTGGACGAAAAAGAATTTATAAAGGCGGTAAAAAATTGGTGCAAAGGAGGGTGGAACGGAGACGACCAACTGGTATTAGGTTGTCCGTTAAAGTGGGTAGAAAGTGTTAAAAAAGTGAGTGGAGAGCCAGAACCCTCAAAGAGCCCGTGTCATGAGGTGTTCTTTACAATAAATAGTGCTCTCTTTAAATACGAGAAAGAAAAAAAAGAAATAAAAAGGGTTACAACCATACATCCCGGGAAAGTACATTCTGTCCTTGGCTCGCGCGCAAAGGCGCCTGACCATCATTGGGTTGAGCTTATTAATGCTCCCAAGGACATTGCCCGGAATCTAT